ATAGATGAGTATGTATATTTCATAGTGATACCGCCGTATATCTATTATGGAATTTGCCACCCCATAGGGCGGCATGGCCCTTATTCACTGATCTCTGCATAGCGACGGTCATAAGCCTCATTGATCCGCGCCGTATCATCGTCTGGAAGGCTATTGATTGCCGGATCACTCATGATGTCATTCAGACGGTCTATATTTTGGGCAGCATCAATATGGGCTATATAGGAATCCACCAGACTTACCGCATCAGCGAAAATATCCTGCTGTGACAGCACTTCTTTGCGCTGTGCGTAGAGACTCAACAGCTCGTTATAATCTTCCACCGTCATTTTGGCCTTATGGTTTTTAATACTCTGAGCTGTTTCAGTCTCTAGCTGATGCACATCCTGAGTATCTGCAATCATTCGTTCCAGTCCTGCCCGGGTAGAAGTGCTCTTGATCTTGTCTACTGGTGCCTGTCCTTGCTGATAAACACTTTCCTCATCAAGACGCTGTTTGACGTAAGCCAATAAGTAATTTCTATCGACCTCGGTTAATTTGGTTTCCTTCTCGATCTGACTTTTTAAACTATTAATAGAGCTGGCCTGAACGGTACTGGTGAGTGTCTTCATATAGCTCTTTTTAATTTCAGCAGACTTGTTTACATCGACCTGAGCAGTTTCTGATGTTTTATTTTGCTGGATCAAGTCCTCAGCTTCTTGCTGTAGCCGTTTAAGATCTTCCACAGTCAACTCTGCATCTACAACTTCACTCTGTGTAGAATTCTGGACATTTTCAGTTTCAACGACTTTTGGCTGTTTACGTGCACGTGGTTTCTTTTCTTCCTGAACTGACTGTTGCTTGGCTTGCTGCTCTACAGGTGCTTCTTTAACGACATTGGCCTTAAGGTCAGAGGTAGTCACCGGTGAGGTCTGTTGTACTGGTTCTGGCGTCACATCAATAATGGCGTCCTGTTCTTCTTCCTGAGTCCGGATACCCATTAACACTTCTGGTGCGTAGATCCGGCCAAAGAATGAGGCAGCACGATAACGCAGCATCTGTTCAGGCATGGTTTGCCATTTAGATCCGTTCTTTTGATACCAGCCTTCTTTCACTGCCATTTCCATTGAGATTTCAGCAGATTCAAGGCGCTCACCTGTAGCTGTTTCAATGGCCCATGCTTTACAGGTGATATTGCGTAGCTTGACAGTATGGACTTTTTCTTCTGGCAGACTCTTGCGGGCGCGCTCATTCCACTTCCATTCCTTGGTGGTGTAGGTCACTTCCACTTCACCACGGTCTTCCATTTCAAAGCGCAGCGGTGAGTACTTGCCAGAGGTATTAATTGCCCCGATCACGAACTGTGATGACCAGGCTGGACGACCTTCGACAATATAAAGGTTCTGCATAATCATCAGCGGATCGGCACCCATGCGGTTTGCCATATTCAGGGCAATGACACAGTTGGCCAGACCATTCGGGTTAGGTTCACTACGGTACAGCCAGTTTCCATTCTGGTCTTTACCGTCTTTGATCTTTAGTGTATCGCGGTAAACTTCCGGTACCATGGTTGAGGCGGCGAGCATTTTGGCAATACGTTGTGCCAGTTCAAAACCTTCTAGTGAAGTCAAGCTGACTTCAACGGGTCTAGGTGCTGCTACAGCAGTCTGACGTGAGGTACGGATCTGTTCAGCAGTCATTACTTGAGAAGTCATTGTTTTAATCCTTATAAAAATTATTTGCGAAATTTGCAGGTGTGATAAACAGGGCAGTATTTGTCGTGACACATCATTGATTTTGAGTTGCCGTAAAATACGCCGTGCTTAATGAGTTTTGCTGCGTGGTGCAGTAGTCCAGGTTCTTCTTCGGTACCTAGAAGCACCTCTGCAGGTGAGTCGATTTCACCGATACCGACGTGCTGACCTTTATCTGTTTTTCCGGTAGTCAGGCCGTAGATACGGGCAGGGGCCAGCACCGGTTCTTGCAGTGCATGACTGGCCAATACGGTATAAATCCCCATTTGTGGTGTATGGCCTACGGTTTTGACTGTACCGTCTGAAGCCACAGCATTCTTGCCAGATTTAAGGTCACCAATACCCAGTTCACCCTCATTATTTTCATAGATGCGGTCAATGATGCCTGTAAGCTCAATGCCCAGATCAGCAAGGATGAGAGATTCACAGCGCACTTCCACACCTATAAATTTTTGGGTTGGCGCAATATGAGTGATGTACTTTTGCACTAATGAATGACCAATTGCCTCAGCAGCATTCTGGTCCAGGTCAGACCAATCCACTTCTTCATTCGGCTGCCAGATCTGGTGATGCAGAATCTCCTCGCATTCTTCCAGGGTGACGTCTTCTCCGATCAGGTTCAGATAGTCCCACTGGGTTACTGCTTCATGAACTGCTGTACCTAAGCGTGTGCGTGCACCGGCTGGAGTGCGTTTGTTTAAAAGATTTTTGGCTTCCCAGCGTGCCGGACAGTCAAACAGGTCGGACAGGGAGCTGGCCCGGATTGGAATAATTTTTTCTGGATTTACGGCTGCATTCATTAGCGAGCCTCCACAACCTGAACCAGTTGAGGCTCTTGAGAGAACTTCGCGTTATAGGCATGGGCTTGGACTGTCTGAGTTTCAGCTTCATTTGCACAGCTACGCAGCATACACACCAGTGCAAAGACTGAACTGGCAATGAGTAAAATGGCGCAGATGTTAGAGAAGACCGAACCGGGCTTGCTTTGCATTTCTTCAGCCGTTGGTTCTTGAAAAAGAATCTGGGTGGTTTGACTCTTTGGGTGATGTTGTTTCATAATTCACTTACTCACAGGTTAGGTGTGGGTCTGGCTCCAGGTAGTTCAAGCTACGCTGGAGCTTTTTGTTGTCTTAATAGCTTTAATTTAGTATTTACTAAATAATTAGTCAATAGTATTTACTAATTTTATTTAGTATAAAATTAGTATTTGCTGAATTTCATACTTTAATAGACAAAAGAAAACCCACCGCTGGGGTGGGTTTCTTTAAAGTATAAATCTTATTTTTTATGTTCAGTAATACTGATAGGCTGATCTTTTACGAATTCTACAATGCCCTCACCAGCTTTAAAGTGTATTGATACGCCTTGATTATTTGCTAAGCGCACTCCACTTCCTGAGACAGCGCGTTGAAGACGATACACTTTACCAGAATTATCGGTCATTACCGCTGTTTCAAAGTTATCTGAAGACTTTAGAAAGATTAACAAACCATTCGGTCCAGTAAACTCAATAATCTGAGCATTAGATGAAACATCATTTTTAACTTTTTCTTGCAAAACTTCAGTATTTGGATTTGAAGTACAGCCAGTCATTGTCAGACCTATTAAAGCTGCACCTAATAACGTATTTTTCATTTTCTTGACCTTCTTATACAGGATGATAGGGAGGTATTTATATTAATTGTTATAATATAACATTTAAATAGTATATTACATATCAATGACATAAAAAAAGAAAACCCACACGGGGTGGGTTGTTTGGAGTTTTTTAATTGATTGGTATTACAAAAAAAGTAAAGTTAAGGGCAATTGATAAGAATTCATCAATTACAGATGACTCAAACATGTATTTTTCCAACCGATCTAAGAGTCACTCGGGTAGCGGCTTTCTTATTTAGTAATATCTGATGTAGTGAGAGCAGGTCTTTGTAATACATCTAATAGTTTATTTGCATCAGGAGCAATAATCGATCCACTTGTTACTTTAGTATTTAGATATTTAGGAAACTTATCCATTAAGTAAACTTCATATAACCATTTTCGGAAGATGCCTAATGCATCAGCTGGATATATCCAAGCCTCATATTCACCACCTGAAGACTGTCTAAAGGTATCTGGATAAACATGTGGGAATTTACATCTTGGGCCATACTTGTCATCAAATTTGTTTTGAGTCCAATAACGTGACCATATTTGCCCAACACTGATATCTGGCACTGTAGTGTCATCTATCTTGCAACCTCCGCGTATCATGTTAAGAATTACAGTCTAGAGCTCCTTAAAAATTGAAAAATAGTTTATAGGAATATTGTCATTTAATAATAATCTTTCATGAAAAGCCTGCCATGAGCCATCAACTTTTCGGTTTGGATCATAGTTGCATTTTGTATAAACATAAATTTTGAATGAAGAAATAGCTAATATTCGATAGTTTGTTCTCGCTATTTCCTTATTTGGTAGATCTGCATCAATAGCATAGTATTCAAGTAAAGCCATACAAACTGCATCGGGTATGGCAAGAAAATCACGATGACCATTAGAAGCGTTAATGTAAAGATTTTTGTTGGAGTAGTTTTGAGCCCTAAGTAGATTTTGCTATATCCTTGCGAAATACTTTACCCCCCACAACCCCCACGTCCAATCTAAGCCGCATATAGCGGCCTCTAAACTTCTTCCTGTCCTGATATTTCTATTCTTGAAATAAGATCAATAGGTAATGCAAAACTCTCACCCGTAATGGTTTTAAAATTAATCCAGATGGCGCTAGATTCATTTTCGAAATTGATGCTGACCAACTTTACAAGATTAAAAGGCTTGGCATTGTTGGGTAAAACAATATTGTAGAGATGGTTTTCACGTACGTAAGAGATAAGTATTTGGTGAATAGCCATCTGCTCACCACTGCTTAATTCTCTGTACTTGCACAATTCGGGTAGGTTATATTTTTTATTCACTTATTATTATCCTATGTTAAATAGACCGCATATAGCGGTCTTAATTCTTAGCTCTTTCTCACTCTAGGTTTTGCGTGATAGACATATCTTACGCAATCGACCACTTGCCCCACAAAGTGGCACTCTTCATCAAACTCAATAATATTTGGCTTAAAATCTGGATTCAATGCTTGAAGGTATCTTTTGCCGTTTGTCTCAATAACCAGTTTTTTAAACGTAGCATCTTCACCACGACGCACCACAATAATATCTCCTGATTGCATATCTCCATAATAGGCATCAGGGTTTACAACAATGTAGTCGCCTTCAATAAAATCAGGAAAATTACTTATTCCTTGCACTTGAAGAAAAAAGCAATTTGAGCACTCATCTTCTGGTAATGGCAGCCATTGAGAGACTTCACTCATATCGACAGCGGCCACGTTAGTAAAACTACCTGCTTGTACCCAAGATAAGACGGGAGCCATGCGCGCTCTAACTCGAGGCACATTAGCAAAGCTCTCTTCACCGAATATATTTTTGGTTGGTTCCTGATCTAGTAATCCAGACTCCCAGCCGACTTTCTTTTCCAGATTACGTGCTGCACGCTCGCCAAAACTCCCATGACCTTTTACAAGCTGAGATATGTGGCTAGGGTTCAAATCGTAATGCTCACAGAAAGCAGCATCTGAAGAAAACCCTTCTGATTTATTTTTGGCATCTATTGCCCGGCGTAAATTAGCGCGTCTTAAAGAAACAATATCCATACCAGTATTTCATCTATTTTTTAGTAAAAAGTAAATTCGTAAACACTAAATCTCTATTGACTTATTTAGTAATAAAAATTAGTATTTACTAAATATTACTAATGGGAGATCTAGAAATGTCTTCTGCCAATACAACTGAATTAAAAGCCTTCTTAGCCAACCTTTCTTTAGATGATCGAAAAGACTTCGCAAAACGCTGCCAAACCTCACTGGGGTACTTAAACCAGATCATGTATGGCAACAGTAAATGCAGCGCTTCTCTCGCAATCAAAATCGATAAAGAGAGTGATGGTGCAGTTAGTTGTGACCTGCTTTGTCCAGAGGCAGATTTTAATTACGTCCGTAACCAAGCATTAATCGCTTAAAACAATTATCAACAACTTAATATCTTTAATAAACGTGAATAAAAACAAGGATTCACATATGGAATTTAGTAAAGAAGCACAAGCTGCTCTGTATAAGATGATTCGTCATACACCAGGTATTGATGCAAAACAGATTGCTGAAGTATTAGGTGACTCTCATAAAACCGTTCTGAATTACGGCAATCCAAATATGGACTATTTGCCGAGCCTTAAAAAATTTGAAGCTTTATTAGACTTCACCAAAAACCCGGCAGTACTTCAGGTTTGGGCGCACAGCTTGAACCTGGCCTTAGTTCCGGCGGGCTGTGATGGAGATAAGCATCGGGAGCTTTCTATTTTTGAAGCCATGATGCAGCACAACATTTGTAGCGGCCAGGTTAATCAGAAGGTATATGAAGCTTATGAAGATGGAGTAGTGACACCTGATGAATATCAGGAGATTCACGAAATTGCTCAAAGAATGATTGATTTCATCACTGCTGTTGATCAAGCAGCTTTCAAGCAGATGCAGAAATATACCACCAACCTTAAAAGTGAAAAAGCCTGACGTTCGAGGTCAGGCTTTTTCTGTTCAAACAGGCTGGAATGAACATAGATAAAGTTATCAAACCAATTTTTTAGATACAAGTTAATTTTTATTAATTCAAAAAAACCGCCCGAGTGAGCGCAAGGGCGGTAGTAATTCAGTTTAGTTAGGAAGTCTAAATGAATCAATTAAATGTAGCAGAACAAGTTGTTGATAGCAAATACGTTTTTATAGAACAAAAAGGAATTTTCATTGCAGGTGATGTAGTGGTGTTTGCAAGCCGCATTGCGATGGACGGGCTACAAACCGTCAAAGCCCAACAGGCCAGCCATTACTACCTGCTAGAAGGTGAGCAGATTGTGCATGAGCAGGATATACGTCCGGCCACACTCGCTGAACTCAAAGCCAAGCGCCGATTGGCTGAACCGGTAGCACTGTTTGTCACGGAGGCTCCATGAACCATCAGTTTGATGCACTGCCCGAATATAAGCAGTACCAGCAGGTGCAATCCTTCTACGAGCCGGCGCTACGCATATTAAACGAGCTGATCGAGCGCAACAAAGCCAACCTGCGTAAACGCGGCTA